CAGCGATATGGAGAAAGCCGAAATCGCCGCGCAGGACGCGGAAACCATCGGCTCCAGCTTTGACCGTGGCCTCATCAGCCAGCAGACGGCGCTCAAGGAATTGCGGCAATTGTCGCAGGTGACAGGGCGCTTCTCCAACATCACGGACGAGGAAATCAACGATGCCGACCCAGAGCTACCAGACCCCAGCGAAATCATGGCGGGACAGCAAGCCGAAGGCAACGAAGCCGTTCCAGAAGCCGAAAAGTCTGGAGAGTGAGTACGCCCGCCAGTTGCGAAGGATTGCCCGCGAGGTAGGCCGCATCGTTTCCGCCTTTCCAGGCGGTGATGCCGGTGCGTCTGCCGCGATAACCCGCGCCCTATCCCGCTACAGCGAAATCATCCGCCCTTGGGCGAAGGAACGCGCCGCACACATGGTTGCAGCCGTGGAGAAGCAAGACCGCCGCCAATGGGAAAGCCTTTCGCAGACCATGGCCACCGGCATCCGCGAGGAAATACGAAACACGCCCATCGGCAACATCATCGCCGAGCGCATGGCCGAACAGGTCGAGCTAATCACCAGCCTCCCCACCGTGGCGGCAGAGCGCGTCCAGCGCCTATCGCTCGAAGCCCTCACCAGCGGACAGCGGGCTTCTGAGGTGGCAAAGGAGATCATGCGCACCGGCGAAGTGACCGAGAGCCGCGCCAAGCTGATCGCACGCACGGAGGTATCGCGCACGTCCACCCTGCTGACACAGGCACGGGCAGAGCACATCGGCAGCGAGGGTTATCTGTGGAGAACGGTGCATGACAACGACGTGCGGCACAGCCACAAGGCCATGGAAGGCAAATACGTGGCGTGGAACGATCCGCCTACGCTGGACGGCCTCACCGGGCACGCGGGGGCTTTGCCGAATTGTAGGTGCTACCCGGAGCCGGTGATACCCGGCCACATTGATTGATTGCAAGGATGCTATGAAATATTTCACGACTCACGCCCTTGGGGCGAAACAGTCACTCACCCCAGAGGGATTTCTACTGTGCGAAAGCGTTGCGATAGCCCGCACAGGGCAGATGCTCTACGCCGACCATGAGATTCCGAGCCTAGTCCCGGCTGGTGGGGTTATCCGCATCGACCGGGATGATCTTTCGGTGTTCGACGCGGCCACCCTAGCCTCTTTCAACGGCAAGCCCGTGACCGACGACCACCCCGATGACGGCGTGACACCGGAGAACTGGCGCGAGCTGGCCGTGGGCGTGGTGCAGAACCCCCGCCGTGGCGCCGGCCTCGACAGCGATTTGCTGGTGGCCGATTTGCTCATCACGCATAAAGATACGATCCAAGCCGTGCGCGACGGCAAGCGCGAAGTGTCCTGTGGATACGACGCGGAATACGAACAGATTGAGCCGGGACGCGCACGGCAGACCACCATTATCGGGAACCACGTCGCCCTCGTAAGCCGGGGTCGGTGCGGTTCTCGCTGTGCAATTCAAGATAAACACCAAGGAGAATCGAACATGACTTCCATCAAAGACAAAATCCTCGCAGCCTTCACGCTGGGCGATAAAGCCGCCCTGACCAAGACCCTCGATGAAATGCCCGCCGATGCCGCTTCCAATGCTGGCGGTGGCGTGCACATCCACATGGGCGCCCCTGCACAGCCCGTCATCGAAAAGAAGACCACCGACGCGGCCATGCAGGGCGCTGACGGCATCAAGAAGATGATCGCCGACGGTATTGCCGAAGCCATGAAGGCGCTGGCCACCAAGGACGGCGACGACGAGGATGAAGACGAAAAGAAAAAGACCGAAGACGCTGACGGCGACGAGGATGAAGACGAAGGCGAAGGCAAAACCAAGGATTCCTACGCCGACATCGTTGCCCGCGCCGAGATCATCGCCCCCGGCTTCGAGCTGCCAAAGCTCACCAAGGATGCGAAGGCCAGCCCGAAAAAGACCCGCGATGCCCTTTGCTCCTGCAAACGCGCCGCGCTGGATGAGGCTCTGAAGACCTCCGACGCAGACCGCAAAAAGCTGCTGACCAAAATCCTCGGTGGCGTGAACCCGCTGAAGATGACGAACGACGCAGCCAACGCCGCCTTCATCGCGGCTTCGGAAATGATCGCGTTCGCCGAAACCAGCAAGATGACCTCGCGCACTAAGGACGGAAAACCCGTCATGGACGCATATGCAAAGGGCGGCATCAACCGGATCAATCAAGATTTCTGGGCGAATCGCGGCAAATAATCTTCCACACTCATCACTGAAACCAAAACTCTAGGAGAATTATCATGGTAGCTTATAAATACTTCATGCCTTCCGGCATCTCCGGCATCATTAGCCGCCCTTCCTCGACCAACATCATCGAGTCGCGTATGCTCGACGGAACCACCCCGCCCCTCGCCTTCGGCGTTCCGGTGAAGCTGGTTGCGAACAAGATGAAGCCAATCGAAGCGGGCGACGTTGCCGCATCGGTTGCCGGTATTCTGGTGCGCGTATTCCCGACTTCGGGCAACGGAACCGACGGGCTGGGCGCGGCTGTTCCTAATAAGAGCTTCCCCGCCGACCTGCTGAGAAAAGGCTACATCAGCGTGGCCGTGAATAACTTCGCTGTGAACGCTCCGGCAGCCAACGGCACGGTTTACGTGCGTGTCGGAAACGCTTCAGGCGTGAAAGTCATCGGCGGCATCGAAGCCGCTGCTGACGTGACCGCCGCAGCCGGTGCAATCGTCGGCACGGGCAACGGCACGGTTGCGGTTCTCACCGCCACCAGCGCAACCCCCGCAGGCGTTTACACCGCCAAGATGACCGCGGCCACCGCCTTCAACGTGCTCGATTCCGGCGGCGCTGTCGTCGGCTCCGGCGCAACCGGCGGCAACGTGGTTTTGACCAACGGCCTCACCGTGCGCATCAACGTGGGCGGCACAGCCTTTGTCGCTGGCGACACCATTGCCCTCACCGTTACCGCGAATACTTTCGCCCTGCCATCAAACGTGTACTTCACGGGCAATTGCGATGCAGCCGGTAACGCTGAAGTCGCTTACCGCATCTAATAAGTCCCCACCGCTTCTGAAAATAAATCGAAAGGAATATTGACAATGTTTACACTAGACCGCCGTACCATCGACAGCGCCGGATCGTTCCTTATTCAGGAACTTGAGCGCCTAGACCCTATGATTCATCAACCGTTGCAGGAATTCACGTGGTCGCGTGACATCGACGTGCGTTCCGACGTGACCATGGGCGATGACTTCTCCAGCTTCACCACCAGCGCCATGGCAGGCATTGGCGGCATCGACCCGAACGCGAAGGCGTGGATCAGCAAGAACACCACGAACCTGCCCACCGTCGCGCTCGACATCGGCAAGACCCCCAGCCCCCTGTTCCCTTGGGGCATGGAACTGGGTTTCAGCGTCTATGAACTGGCAGCCGCCATGCAGCTCAATCGCGGCATCGACGAGGAAAAGTTCAGCGCCATGAACATCAAGCACCAGCAGGACACCGACATTCAGGTATATCTTGGTGACAGCGTGATGGGCGTTAACGGCCTGTGGAATAGTGCGCAGGTGACGAACAATACGCAGGTTGCCCTCAATGCCGGTGCCACCTCGCGCAAATGGTCGGCGAAAACCCCCGATGAAATCTTGGCCGACGTGAACGAAATCCTCATGTCTGCCTACATCGCTTCGGGCTTCTCCATCTGCCCGTCGAAGCTGGCATTGCCCCCACTGGCATATGCCTACATCATCTCGCAGAAGGTGAGCAGCGCGGGCAACATCTCCATCATGGAGTTCCTGAAGCAGAACAGCATTTGCTTGGCGAAGAACGGCAAGGCGCTGGAAATCGTTGACCAGAAATGGCTCATCGGCACCAATGGCGGCGGTCAAGGCCCCGGCACTGGTGGCGACGACCGCATGGTTGCCTACACGCAGGACTACCGCCGCGTGCGCTTCCCGATGGTTCCGATGCAGGGCTTGCCCATGCAGCTTCGCGGCATCCATCAGGTTCGCCCGTATTTCTGCAAACTCGGTGCGGTGGAATTTGTTTATCCTGAGTGCGTCGCCTACCGCGACGGCATCAACTAACCATGGATGCCCCGACCTTTCGCGCCAATTTCCCCGAGTTTCCGGGGTTTCAGACCTTCCCCGATTCCCAAGTCAATTTTTGGCTGGGCATCGCGGCGAAGATGCTGAATGCGGATCGTTGGGGCGACCTGTGCGATCACGGCCTACAGCTTTTCACCGCGCACCACCTCACTATGTCGGCGCAAAACGCCAAGGTGGGCGCGGTGGGAGGCATCCCCGGCGCAACCACGGGCGCGGTATCGGGGAAGACCGTGGATAAGGTGAGCGTCACCTACGACACCAGCGCGGGCATCGTGCTCAATGCTGGCCACTATAATTTGACCACATACGGTAGTCAGTTCATACAGCTCGCCAAGATGATGGGCGCGGGCGGGATACAGCTCACGGGTGCATACGTATGAAGTCAGGCTTGACCGTCACCATGGACAGGATGCA